TAGATATCCCACATAGGTGTAGATGACGCACAAGCTTCAAGTGCATCCTTTGTCATATTAGCAGTATGACCCGCCCAGAATGCTTCTGCTTCCCAGGGTACAGCATGGTTTGCATAGGTACGCTCTACCATCTCTCGCCAAAGTCCAGGCACATCTTCTTCTGGATGAATGATTGCCATCATGCTGTTCTTAATGGTGCCAGCCATACAGTCCTGTGCTGCGTGCCATCCTTCATGACGCATAACAGACATCAGGGTGCCTGGTTTATGCATGAAGCGAGTATTCAGAAAGAAGTTATTTCCCACAGTGTGGTACACACCACGATGCATCCTAGGGAAATACTTTTGATCTCCTAGAAAGACGTTAACTCCGATCTTATTAAGTGAGTCGAGGATTGAGTTAAACTCATCAGCAACGCCAGAATAATTAGAGTCGGGATAGTAATCCGCAATATCTTGAATACTAGTGATTCGTTGAACATCTTTAGTACACTCTCTAAGTAACATACATCCCATAGCATCCATGGTGTACCAACCCTTGACTTGAGGTTCTGCACTGACAGGCAGCGACATTCCCAAAAGCAAACCTGCAATGATAAAGTTTTTCATAATTTAACGAAATTGATTTTGACCGTTACCAGAAGTCCAACCACCAGGTCCTTCATGGAAATTCTCAGAACCACCAGGAGGATTGAGTTGAACAGTTGTGTTTTGATTTTGCGTTGCCTTATTATACATCAAATCGTGAATGTTGTCAGGCTCATTGGTGGGTGGTTGTGCCGCTTTCTCAAGTGCCTCTTGAACTTTTATTTTAGACTCTTTGGCAATGGTCTTTTCAGACTTGATAGGATCGGCAAACCAAGGATCATAAGGAGCAACCAGTGGTGCTGGAATACCAATGTATGGTTCTTTACCAGACACTACAGTGCAAGCCACTTCATCCTTACTCGTTTCTACCTTCTTAGGTTTGGTGAGAAGTTTTTGAATAAATGCCTTGATCATGAGTACACCATTCGTTTAGTATAGTTATATGAGTAATATTCTCTATTACCCTTGATACCCCATCCTAACCAATAATAGGCAGGTTTCATGTATTGAGAGACAGTTTGACCTCTGCCCTCAAAGCGTGGTAGCACTGCTCGAAACTCTTTCTCATTAATCATGAAGCGAACCTGACCTTCAAGAGTTGAAGGGTTCAGACCATACTTATTACAGAAAGACCCAAGACTACGATAGCGTCCAGGAGTGGTCCATTGAATCAGACCAAACCCACCATAGTGGCAGTTCTCATAAGACACTCTAGCACCACCCTCACAGATATTAGTGGCGAAGTTTGATTCTTGTTTAATGTTACCAAGAATCGTAGCAAGAGCATTACGATCAGAAATCTTGGTATGCTTCTGGAGCATAGCAAGAACATACTTTTCGTTTGGGGTGCAGTCAGGGCATTTCCAAGATTTCACAACTGGAACTCTAATCTTTGCCTCAACAGGTGGAGGAGGGTTCAGTGCGTGCACGGGCAGCGCTGTTAGAGTCAGAATAGATAAAAATTTAATCATAAATCAAATTGTATTCATACATTTCATTGTCTGGATAGTAAACTTTGAATAGTTCGTAAGCTTCTGTATGCTCACCTTTATCACAAAGTTTTTTTACTTCTTCAAGAATTCTTTTTTTGAATTCTGTAGAAGGACCGTTAGACATACTAGTCTCCTATGTACTCTAGTGAAAAAACATCATGGTCATCGATGTCAGGGTTTAACCACTCAGAGAATTCTGATTGAATCGCGTGTGCGTTCTCAAGGTCTTCATCACAGAGAGTATGTATACGGTCTACTGCCCAGTCATGTGTCAGTTTGAGTGTTTGCACCAAAGTTGCCATAATCTTTTCGCATATAGCGTCCTAGAATGTTACCATTATAGTATGCTGGCGTTCCGTCGTCAAGAGCCTCACTTAGGACGTTATTTAAGAATAACTGCTTCGTTTCTTCGTAGTTACACTCGCTTAATTTGAGATGGAGACTCAGTATTTCTCGCTTGAAGGTGTCCTTCCCAAATTTTTTTAAATCTTCTTTAAGTTCTGGGCAAGATCCGTAATACTTCTTCCAATCGGATTCCTGCTTTACTTTTCGTTTTTTACCTGGCGGTTTTCTAAATGACCAGAAATATTTTCGCCCAATATAGCAGCGTTGATTCTGCTTATTGGTTATACGATAGACAAACCCAAAGTTGTCTTCAATGTCGTCGCTGCCAAAGGGTACTTGGTTATATAACCAAGGATTATCATAATCAATATTAATATTTAGGTTCTCAGACATTTCAAGATCATTATGACACCTTATATAGGTTCATAAATACTTAAAAAACGCGATACAGTAATGTCGGTATATGTAAGAAACCTTACTCTTGATACACATTCAGACTTCTCTGAGAGGTTTGAATTGATGACTGCTGGCGATCAACCGTTGGATCTGAGCAACTATACAATACACTCTCAAATCAGAAAGGTTGCTAGTTCAGTAGGGTTCACATCTATGACTGTCGGCATTACAAGTGCTGCTGATGGAGAACTGACACTATCAATAGGTAGCACTGATACTGGGAGTATGAAACCAGGCAGATATGTTTATGATGTTCTTGCGATTAGTGGGACTAACACAAGATCAATTGTCGTAGAAGGAACTGTCATGGTCCGACAGGGAATAACAACCAATTAATAACATGGCAATTTACATTTCCAATCTAACAGTTCATACAGGAACTGACTTTACACAAACATTTGTATTTGAAGACGAGGCATCCAACAGCGCACTAGATATCTCAAACTACACTGGTAGTGGGCAACTTAAGAGATACGACACGTCTTCAAAAGCAGCAGACCTTACATTAGATTTTAGTCAAGGTGCAACAGGTAGATTGACTGCCACCATGACTGCTGCTACAACAGAAAATATAAAAGCAGGTAGATACTTTTACGACATCAGACTTGTAAGTGATACGGGCACCGTAGATAAGGTTGTAGAAGGTATCGCAATAGTTAAGCAGTCAGTAACCAGAGGGGTATAAAAAAAGAGAGTCCTAGGACTCTCTGTATGCTTCATATGGGTCGTAGTCACCAAACAAGAAGTGATCTGATTTTGCTGCTTCTTTGTATGCAGTAATGCTTCTAGAGACTAAATCCTGCGAAAGTGTCTTTGGTAACGTCTTGCTTGATTCCTCCGATAATGTAGGATTCGACTTCTGTTTCTTGGGGTGCAACTTGAAGACCTTTTGAAGAAATCCAATGCTCCGTCCAAGGAAGTGGGTTGTTCTTTGCTGGTATGTCATAGAGTGGTTTTAATCCGATTGCTTTCATTCTACGATTAGCAATCCATTCGACATACTGCTGAAGCAGTTTGTCGTTCAAACCAATCATAGATCCGTCCTTAAACAAATACTCTGCCCAGTGCTTCTCCTGGTTTACTGCGTTTTCAAAGGTTTTGTAAACCCAGGGTTCTTCCTCCTGAACAATTCTCTTCATCTCTGGGTCATCACCGTTCTTCCAATTCTTAATAATGTTTTGGGTGATTACCAGATGCTGGTTTTCATCACGGGCGATTAGACCGATGATCTTTGCACTTCCCTCCATAAGCTTGAGTTCGCCAAATGCAAAACTGCAAGCGAATGATACGTAAAAGCGAATACCTTCAAGAATATTAACGTTTGCAACTGCTCTGAAGAGTTTGCGCTTGAGTTCATACCTTGATTCTACGGCGGTGGGGACTTGTTCTAATGCGTGTATCCAGTCGTTGGAAGCATCATAGTGATGTGCTGCATTGATAAAATCGTTATACGCCTCTGTGACGGACACAGCGCGTTCTAAAATACGATCGTCCTTAAGGATAGTATCAAACACCTCAGAAGGGTCTGAATACACGTTCTTAATGATGTAAGTATAGGAGCGACTATGGATCATCTCCATGAACTCCCACACCTTCATACATGCCTCTAGTTCAGGCAGTGAGCAGTATGGAGCGAACGCCATACCAGGTCCACGACCCTGAACAGAGTCCAGCATGACCTGATACTTCAGGTTGCTGGTGAAGATGTGCTTTTGTTCTGGACGCAGTGTGTGGTAGTCACTGCGGTCCTTTTGCAGGGAGACTTCTTCTGGTCTCCAGAAGTATCCTAGTTGTTGAGTTGTGAGTTTTTCAAAAATGGGATACTTGTAAGAATCGTACCTTTGAACTCCTAGTGGTTTTCCGAAAAACATCGGTTGTTTCTTTGTGTCTACCTCTTCTGAATTGAATACAGTCATTGCATCAACAACAGGTTTTTCATCATTATTAGTTTTAAATCTTACAAGACTCACACTCTTCCTCCTCTGCGTTTTCTAATTGAGAAATTAAACTTTCAAGCGACTCTTTGGTTTCTTCAACCTCATCAGTCTTAATGTCGTAGGTGTTTTGATAATAACTGGTCTTCCAACCATACTTATATGTAGTCAGAAGGTCTTGTGCCATCACCGACACTGGCACTTCGTTATCAGGGTAGTTCTGGGGATTGTAACTCCAGTTACCACTGATAGCCTGGTCAAAGAACTTTTGCATCACAGCAACAATGTTAATATACCCAGTGTTATTAGGCATATCCCACAGAAGCGTATAACTGTTCTTGAGCGTTTGATACTGTGGAACAATCTGCTTAAGTGGACCCTTCTTTGACTTCTTAACGGACAGGTAACCTCTAGGTGGCTCGATTCCATTTGTGGCATTTGACACAACGGAACTGCTCTCTGAAGGCATTTGTGCGGACAACGTGCTGTTCCTGACTCCATGTGCGAGTACTTCTTTTCTAAGAGACTCCCAATCGTAATGTAACTCATTCGGGACTAGTTCATCCACATCCTTCTTATATGTATCGATAGGCAAAATTCCATTTCCGTATTTTGTTCGGCTGCTATACTCNCAAGCACCCTTCTCTTTTGCAAGGTTTACGGTGGACTTGATGAGGTAGTATTGGAANGCCTCAGTNAGGTCATGNACCAGTTTCCATGCCTCTGAATCGTTGTAAGATACTCCGTTCTTGGCAAGGTAGTGTGCTAGTCCAATGTAACCGATTCCCAGNGATCTCCGCGCACGGGTGGCAATTTCGGCAGCTCTGATCGGNTACCCCTGAAAATCAATAAGTTCATCNAGANNNCGAACAGCAAGATCACANAGAACATTAAGATCTTCCAAATCCCTAATTTTACCAATATTGATAGCGCTAAGAATGCAAAGAGCAATTTCACCATTTTCGTCATCAATGTGTTGTAAAGGTTTGGTAGGCAGGGTAATCTCCTGACANAGGTTACTCATCTCAACCTTATCAACAAAGGAGGAGTGAGAGTTGCAGTGGTCGATGTTCATNATATACAAACGACCAGTCTCTGCCCGTTCTTTCAGGAGATCAAGAATGAGTTCCTGAGCACCGATAGTTTTTCTTGGAACAGACTTATTTGATTCATAGTCCACATAGAGATCATCAAATGAATCAGTACCAAAAGCATCATAGAGTCCCGGAACATCATGCGGTGAGAACAAGCTAATCTCTCCATTCTGGATGAAACGCTCGTAGAAAAGTTTTGAAATCTGGATGGAGTAATCAAGTTTCCTCACGCGGTTGTCTTCTGTACCCTTGTTGTTCTTAAGAACAAGAATGTCTTCTATTTCTTGGTGCCAGATTGGGAAGTGGACAGTTGCTGAGCCACCACGAATTCCATTCTGTGTACAGCAGCGGACAGTTGACTCAAACTTTTTAAGGAAAGGTACAACACCTGTGTGTTGAACTTCTCCCCCACGGATTTTGCTGTTGATGCCACGGATCCTACCTGCGTTGATACCAATTCCCGCCCTTTGTGCAACATACCTGCCGATAGCCATATCAGAACTAAAGATGCTATCGAGGGTGTCATCAACATCAACAAGAACACAGCTAGCATATTGTCTAAGTGGAGTTCGTACTCCTGCCATGATAGGTGTGGGAATGTTGATTTTGTGTCGGGAGATTGCGTCATAGTATTTCTTTACGTAGTCCAGTCTCGTCTCTTTAGGATAACGTGAAAAGATAGTTGCTGCAATCAACATATACATGAACTGAGGTGTCTCATACACCTGTCCAGTGCTTCTATCCTGCACTAGGTATTTATCTACAACCTGCCGCAGT